ATTTCCATTCAACAAATTTTTGAAGATTGCTGTAGATGGTTCCTCGATTGAAATCAAACACTGATTCCTTCACGTCTTTGACATTGAAAGGCGCAGTTGCATGACAACCGAACATGAGCAAGCTAAGTTGATCATCAAAGTTAAGTTTCTTGGTTTTACTTATTGATTTCATACAGCGCCTCCAACAATCAAAGCTGATTCAGGCAGGTTTGCTTTAACTGCTCGCTTCAAAGCTGCACGTTGGTTGCTTAATGCTTTAGCTTCCTTACAAAACTCACAACGACATTTGAACTTGTTATATCCGTAGACTGTCCCATGAGTGAATTTAGCCTCGTACTGTTCACCGCCAATTTCCTCAATCCAATCTAGGGTTTGCTTATCATCTGCTAATCTCATGAGAACGCTCCTACTGGACACATAAAGACAATTTCGATACCGCCATATGAAGGCTTGTTGAAAGTCTTAAGTTCTTTATTGATCACTGACTCAATGTGCTTTTTCGTTTCCGTCTTGAAGTTAAATGCACGCTTAAGAATCACCCTTGACCCATCTATCGCCTCTACGTTGAATTGCATCTTCTGGCGATCGATCGAAGTTACTTGCACTTGTACGCTCACGCTGCACCTCCCTCTTCCACTCTTGAACTGTGGTACTCAGCCATGGCATAAAGCTTTGCCATTGATTTGTCACAGTTCCGATCAGACATGATTTGTGGAATACGTGATTCAACATATGCTGTACGCTTTTCAAAATCCTCTTTTGTCATTGGAGTTGCTTCTGCTTTTTCCTCGCTGCCAGTTTTGGCATACAGAACACTGAGATCTATTTGAGGTGGCTTAGACCATTTCGTCTGCGTAATCCCTTTTTCTACAAACTCATTCACCACATCAACATAGTTATCTTTGAATGCTTCATATGCGTAATACGAAGAACGCTCATAGTTATTCGAGTAGTTGAGATTTGAAAACATCTCATAACAACGGTTGTAAGCTTCTTTTTCTGCATTTGTAATTTCAACATCACGGTCAGAAAGCCATTTGATTATGTTAGCTAAAGCTGCATTCTTCTTTTTGAATGAATCAACTGCACGCTGCTGCTCAGTACCGAAACCTTGAATACCTAAACACCACTTGCGGAACATTGCAGGATCAGGACAGTAGCCACTGTCACGGACCATGCAAAGGCCTTTATCTATTTGTTCACGAGTAAGTCCATCAATACAAATCTTCATTGCATGATTGATTTGTTCTGTTTTGATTCCTTCAAAGGTTTTCTCAAATGAACGTGGGGCAATTGCTTTGAAGATACCGACAACTTTTGCAGAGTTGATATGTTCTACAGCGTTTTGATTGCTAGAAACCATACTGTTCATAGCCTGCCTCCTCTTTTGCGATTAGCTCCTGAATTTCAGACATACGAGTTGAAGCTTGGCTTTGATTACCAAAAACCTGATTCAGTTGTTTAGGTGCGAATAAACCTTGATAGTTACCAGTGATTGAGGTTTTCAAGGATTGATTTGAACCTTCATAACCCCACTGAAGAAAATCTTTGTAGATTGTGTTTAAAGCGTTCTTAGTTAATTTAGATTTAGCTTGTTGAGAACGGTTAGCTACGTATTGTTCCCATAGCTCTAGATCACATAGATTTGCAAAAGTGTTTTTAGTGAGTTTGATAACTTCATCAAAACTAAGTTTGCGAACTTTGTCTTTGCGTTCTTTTTCAGCTTTTGCTTTCTCTTCAGCTTCTAGTCTTTGTTGTTCAAGAATGATCTGTTTTTGAGTTTCTTGATAAACATAAAAACTAGCTTCAAGTGGTTTGTTTGAGCGAAGCGAGTTAAATAAATTATCTATAATTAAATATCTATAAATAATATCTATTGTGTCTTTAGTTTCTAAAGTACCTTGCGCTTTAGTTTCTGAAGTGGTGCTATTTAGTTTCTGAAGTGCTTTATTTTCTGAAGTGCTTTTATTACTAAAGTGCTCAACAAGTGAAATCTCATTTAATTTGTACTTGTTTCCAAGCTTTGGATTAGTAGCGATAATTGAAATAACACCATACTCAATCAATTGTTTTAATCCAGCACGTACAGTAGCTGTGCTTAATTTACGAACATGCTCCTCGAGGCCTTCAATTTTTCTACCTTGCAACTGTGAGTAGCTAACAAAGTCAGATTCCTTGTTAAACCCGCTAATATATTCCTCTAGCTCGGCATAAACGTTACGAGCAGCATCACCAAGAAATGGCTTAACTTCATTTCGATAAAGCCGACTAGACATAACGTAGCCTTTGTCGAATTTCTCAGACATGGCTGGTCGCTCTTTTTTAGGAAACTTGAGCACCTCTGCTTGAGGTGGCTCATGCTTATGTGCTAAATTTGTTTTCATTCATTGCTCCTGTAATGAATAACTGGACCGCTAACCTGTTCGCGCAGGAAGCGGTTTTTTAATATCCAAGTTCTGATAAACGCTTAGATAAATCTGTATGTTGGTAATCGTTGATGTCAGAAGCTCTAGCCATAGAAAGACGAGCTAAAAAGAAAATAGACTCAACAAATTGACGGTCATAGCATTCGTAATTTTCTGGAATAACTTTTAATCCAAGCGCATCCAATAATGCACAAGCGTTCTCAATCTCACTCAAGCCATTGGATTTCTTATCATTTTTCATTCTTGATAAGGTGCTCGCATCTACTCCGAGTCTGTCCGCAATTTCGCCATTATTTTTTGATGCAAGAGCCTGCATTACTAAAGCTCTTGTGTTTCTGGCTCTTGCAGATAAGTCGTTAGATAATTTGCTCATGGTTTAGTTCCTAAGCGGTTAATGCTTCTAAGTCAGCTTTAAGTTTGCCTTTGGTTTTGACTTGCAGGACTGCTTGAGTTCTGGCTGGTATACCGTTGTTTTCCCACTTCCAGAGGGTCACAGTTGAATATCCAGTTTTTTCAGACAACTCTTTCCGGTTTTTGCAGTCGTGGTATGTCATGAGATCACTAATTTTCATGGTTACACCAAGTTAACTATAGTTAATAAACCAAATTTACCACTTGTTAACCATAGTTTCAATAGATCGTATTAACATTAGTTAATGTTTTTGGAATATTTGTTATGTCTTTACACTCTCGAATTAGGCAAAAACTTGAAGAAAAAAAATTAAGAGCCGCTGATTTAGCAAGAGCAACAAAAAAATCTCCTGTTGCTGTAAAGAAATGGCTAGATGGCACTAGCGTTCCTACAGCGGGAAACTTGAAAGTCATTGCGAAATTTTTAGGTGTGAGTGACGATTGGTTGCTTTATGGTGGACCGGTTGAACAGGAATCGAACAATTTACCTCAATTAAATGTTCTTGATATTGAAGCCTTTAAGCAGAAGTACAATATTCCAGATAGTGAAGAAGCTGTTAAATTTGTCCAAACACCAACTAAGCCGTTCCCTATTCAAAAAAGATACGTTCCTGTTAAAGCCTATTCAAAGATGGGTATGGATGGGTATTTCACAGATATGGGTTACGAAGGTAACGGTGGTGATGGTTATGTTCCAACTCATACAGCGGGTCCAAGAGCCTATGGTATTAAAGGCACTGGCGACTCAATGTTTCCAGCAATTCGTAATGGCTGGTATGTAGTTTGCGATCCAGATGCTGAACCGGTTCCAACTGAATTTGTACAAGTGTGCTTAAAGGATGGACGCTGCACAATTAAGGAATTTGTTGGAATAAATGGTGGGGTTTTGAGTTTGTTGGCTGTTAATGGTGGCGAACGCCTATCTTTTGACATGGATGAAGTTGAAAGTATTACCGCTATTACAGATATCGTGCCGCCAAGTCAGCACAGACAAGAACATCCTTATTCGCATTAATCACAGGAAGACTTATGGACAATTCAAAACTACCAATCAATCAGATTATTGCTCGCATCAATGATGCTGCTAAACATGGTGAAGCTTTGGTGCTAACCGCTGAAGAAGTAAAGATTCTTTCTAAAGATATTGGCGACAAAGTCTTTATTCCTGTGCTTACTAATGAGCAGGTCGTGCAGTTGGTAAAAGAAGGAAAGCTAGGTAAACCAATGTTCCCAGAGAAAAATGAGAAGTAAACTACGAATCTGACTCAAGTATTGGAATAATAGGATGTTTTTATGGAGTATAGCGACTTCATAGTTTATGTGGATGAGAGTGGCAGCATTGACATGCTTAACAACGATCCAGACTTCCCTGTTTTTGTCTTGTCTTTTTGTGTGTTCCATAAAAGGTATTACACAGAAACGGTAGTTAAAGCAGTGGAACAATTAAAGTTTAAGCATTTCGGTCACGATATAATAATTCTGCATGAGCGAGACATTAGAAAAAGAACATCACATTTTGCTGGGTTCGATAAAGCTCGGATGGAGTCTTTAATGGGTGACCTAAATGGATTAATGAATGATAATAATTTTATCTTAATTAGCTCTGTTATACGCAAAGATAAATTAATTAAACGCGATGCAAACACATATGAAGTAGCAATGAAGTTTTGTCTTGAGCGACTTTATTTTTTTCTTAGAGAGAAGAATCAAAACAATCGTTTAACACATATTGTTGTTGAATCAAGAGGAAAAAACGAAGATTCACAACTTGAGCTTGGCTTTAGAAGAATATGTGATCCCTTTGGAAACTATCACAACAAAATTCTTCCTTTTGAAATAATTTTTGCTTCAAAAAAAACCAATTCATCGGGCTTGCAATTTGCTGATTTAGTAGCTAGACCAATCGGAAGACATGTTATTAACCCTTCTCAATCAAATAGAGCATTTGACATATTAAAAGCTAAGTTTTATTGCAAAGGTGGTAGAGGTGCAGTTGGAAGCAACTATAATGGATACGGCTTAAAAATATACCCTTAAAAAAACAAAGAGCCTTGATGTATGCACCAAAGCTCTTTGCCGACCGGGAATGCCCAATCCATGAATGCATTATAGATAAAGCTATCATGTACATCAAGAAGTATTAACGTTTATTAACATTCAGCCCACCCTGTGTGGGTTTTCTTTTGTCTATTAAAACATGAATTATAGTTAATAAAAAGATTAACCAATGTTAACTTTTCTCTTGACTAAAAAATTAACCATAGTTAATATTATCTCATAGACAAACAAAAACCGCCATAGGGTTCGAAGACTAGGCGGTTTGCATCAAATGCGGAGATAAGTATGAATCAAAGAATTGAAAAGTACAAGTTTAGCCAAGCCTTTAGGGATGGCTCGAAAGCATTCATAGCTTTCTGGATTATCACCTTCATTGTATTTGCATTCCTAAAAGGCTGTGCCGACGAGCAATACGCCAACGAACTCAAAGCAAAGCAGAACATGTATGTGCGCGTTCAGGTTGAGGGGGTGAAGTGATGAAGATCTATTCGATTGAAATTAATAACCTTGGATGTACGGGCATGATGCTTGGATCTGCTGTTCCTAATGGAAGTCTTGGTGTTGTAGTTGATGACTATAAATTTGAAGTATATGAGCGTCTTGGATGTGCCATTTGGTCTAGATGTGGCGAGATTCTTCATATCTATCAACATGCACCAGGAACAAAAGAGGGTTTTGGTGGTTCAAAGATAAGTTTACGTATTAAAGAGCCTTCATGCATGTTTCCTAAGATACAAGCTGCTCGCGTTCATACATTCAAAGGTGATCTTTGGGATGGCTCAACAGCAAACAAACTAGTTGCTGAACACTTAGGCACTAAGCTCTTCAATGTGGGTATCAAGAAGTTAAGAGATAGAAATTCATGTTTTTGGGCAGGCAAAGTAACTGAAAAATTCATGGAAACACTTTCTAAGGCGGTAATCCTTGGTCTTTTAATGGTGATTTTTACGACTTACCATTCAACTCATGTGCAGAATCATTTATCAATGGAGCTTGGTATGCATGGCAAGAAAAAGCCAAAGCTCAGGCGGTG